TCATCGGCGTGGCCTCGCGATGCGCTCCTGGGCTGCGCGGGTCTCGTGGCGTGCGAGAAGGAGTTGGAGGTGGACGCGCAGTGCCTCGATGGTCTGGGCCTGCTCGTCGTGGCGTCCGGCCTTTTTCGCCTGGTCGATGCGTTCTGCGAGGTTCATCGGAAGTCGCGGCTGTCGAGGAGTTTTTCGATGATGTCCGCCGCGGTGGTGAGTTGCTCGTCGATTTCGTTGAGGCGGAGCATCGTTTGGTGGGCTGCCCCGCTGTAGTCGGTCGGGTTGCCGTGGGCGTCCTTGGGGCTCTCGGCGGCGTTGTAGGCGCGGTGGGCCTCCATCGCTAGCCAGTTGAGGGTGGACTGCGCCTCGCGCAGCTCGGCCCTGCTGATCGTGACTGCGGCCCGGTTGGTGACCGCTTCGAGTGCGTCGTGCTCGATGCGGGTCCGCTTGTCGCGGTGTGCGTGGTTCATGGGTGGGCGCTCTCCTTGTCGCTTCGGTTGGTCCGGGGTGAGTGGGCCGGCGTTTTTCCGGCCCCCTCACCGCGGGCTCCGCCTACCGGATCGCGTGGAGGCTCGCTGTCAAGGTCCTCCCCGGCCCCCAACGAGCCGCCCGGTGGTGGCGCAGGTGCGGAGCACGTCCCGTTGTGAGCGCCGCCCTGGAGGGCTGGGGAGGTCCTGGACAGGGAGATGCGGTCTGGTAGGCCACCGGGCCGCGAGAACGGACGTGGTGGGCTCTCAGGGCACCGCGCGACCGCAGGGAGCACCGGCCGCGGAGCGGCCCTTGGTACGTGGCAAACAGATACGGGGGCACCCGGTCAGAGTGCCTTCCCCACTAGTTGTTGACAACGGGCCTTGACGGTTCGTAGTCGGTTCGGGTGGTTCACCTTGCGTTCCTATGGACGCCGTGGCCGTGGGTCTCTTTACTTCGCGTGGCGGGCCTAGATGAGGCCGACGCTCGATGACGAAAAGGGTGAGCCACCATGCTCCAGCTGACTGGCGAAGTGCGCCGTGTTGACACCGAGACGGTGAACGGCCCCACGGGCTCGTTCGAGTCCACCACGTTCCACGTCTTGTCGGACGTGAACGTGTACCGGGTCCGCGCGGCCCGCGACTTCCGTGCGCAGGATTGGCCCCGCGAGGGTGAGACGGTCTCGCTGGAGATCTCGGTCTCGGCCTACTCGGGCCGCAACGGCGCGGGTGTGCAGATGACCGCGCTGCGGCGCGCGAAGGCCCAGTCGGGGCCGGTGGGCATCGCCCCGAGCCCGGCACACAAGGTCGGCTGAGGGGCCGGGCCGGATGGTCACGTGTCCGCTGTGCGGCCTGAGCGCCGAGCGTAGCGAGTTCATCGCGTTGGCGGCGGGCTCGCACGGCTCGGTCTCGCTGCACCACCGGGACGCGGCCCCGGCCGAGTCGGCCCTGGTGTGCGTGGGGTGTGCCTCCTCGCTGGGTGCCTCTCGTCCCGACGTGCTGCGCGACGCGGTGCTGCGTCTGGTGGCCGCCTCGTGAGCGCCCGTAGGGGTCCGATCGGCCCGGGCTACCTCCCCAAGGGTGGTGCGCGTGCGGGTAAGGCTCATAACGACAGCATCGGCGTCGGGTCGCAGCATCGGCGTCCCGCTGCGTCCGTGTCTTCGGGGGCGGCTGCCGTGAGCGTGGCCGCCGCCTCCGAGGTTTCCCCGGCTGGTGGTGCCGGGGTGTCGGGCGGCGCGCGGCAGCGCGTCCGCCTGCGCCCCGTGCCTCAGTCCTGGCTCCTCGTGGGCACCGGCTTCGCTCTTGGCTCCGTCTTCGAGGCGGCGCTGTGGGCGACGGTGCGGTGAGACGCGTGGTTGCAGCGGGGCTGGGCCTGCTCATCGGCGGGGTGATGATCGTGTGGCTGATCGCCGACTCCTCGGGTGCGATGGCCGATCCCACCGACAGCGCCACGCCGACACCCGACCCGACCGCCACGGTGACGATGTACCCGACCGCGACGGCCACGGTGACCGCTCAGCCGTCCTCGACGCCGACCGTGACGGCGACTGCGACGGCGACGGCGACCGAGACCGCGACCGTGTCCAGCACGATCACCGCCGCGCCCTCCTCGATCCCGCTGGGACCCGACGAGGCCGAGACCGGCCTCCGCGTCGACCCGGCCACCGGGTCACTGTCGGCCAACAAGAGCTTCATCGTCGGCTACGGCGCCGTGCTCTTCATCGCCATGGCCGTCCTCGGCCTCCTCACCGCCTGGCTGCTGCTGCCATGACCCACGCACCCCTGTGGGCGCTCAAGGCCCTGATCTGGTCGATGGCCTGGCGCATCGGCCGCGCGATGCCGGTGCCACTGGCCATCGTCGGCCTGGTCCTCGCTGTCGTCCTCGGCCTGGCGTGGTCCCTGATCCGGGGGTCGCGGCGTGGGTGACATCGACCTGGCCTGGATCGGCCTGTTCCTCGGCTTCACCGGCATCGGGGCGTTGGTCTCGGTGGTCGTGAGGTTCATCCAGCGCGCGGGCGGGGGCCTGGGTTGAGCGCGCTGGACCTGATTTTCAACGGATATGCCGTGGGGCTCGCTTGTGGGCTCGTGGCCTGGATGGTTCGAAAGGGGGTGAATTCAAGATGATCGGCGCTTTCTCGTCTGCCCTTAGCACTGCTCTTGGCGACTTCGTCACGAGCATTACCACTGGCATTCAGGACAACCTGACCGTCGTGCTGCCCATCACGCTGGGCGTCGCCGGGATCTTCCTGCTCTGGCGGGTGGTCTCCGGCTTCCTCCACGGCCGATGACCGGGTAGTCCCCCAAGCGACGGCCCCTGCCCCAACGCACGAGGCGGGGGCCGTCGCCCTTGTTCCACGGTAGTTGCCCACCGCGTCCAGAAAGGTTGCCATGCGCGGGTCCTGGTTCCGAGTCGCCCTGGCCGGGCTGGTGTTCACGCTGTGCGTCAGCGTCGGCGTGTACTCGACCGCACAGGCCGGCGGCGTGGGCGGCTTCACGGCGGGGTCGTCGTGGACGGTCGCGGACGACGCCGCCTATGAGGGCGCGGTGGTCGAGAACGGCCTGATGCGGACCCCGCTGCTCGGCCAGATCGGCGTCGTGGCCTTCATGGCGGCGTCGGTCTACATGGCCTTCCAGCCTCCGACGAACCTGACCGGCACCCGGACCTCGAGCACCGGTTATCTGGCCTCGCTGGTCGCCTCGGGGGCCGACGCTTCCACGCTGTGCAAGCAGGTGACGGTTCCGACCACGGCCACGGTCACGTCGTGGGGCGTCTATTCGCTGACCGGCAGCCCGCGCTCGATCTCGGTCGAGTACGGGTTCATCCAGTGGACCACGGGCAGCGGCAGCTCGGCCAAGACGATCGCGTGCGTGACGGGCGCCTCGCAGTACGGCGGGACGTATGCCTATCAGCCGGTGTCGGGCAGTGGCACGGGCGGGCTGTACATGCAGATCACCGTCAGCGGTATACCGAACGGGTCGAACCCGCCGACCTCGGTGACCAATCAGTCGTTCTCGGCGTCGGGGCTGGCCAATCAGGCGACGCCGATCTGGTCTTATTCGGTGGCACCGGGGGCCGTGTTCCCGGTGATCTCGTGGGCCCTGGGGTCGCCGTTCCCGGCCGGCACGCAGCCTGGCTACGAGGTGCAGTCGGGGTGGCAGGACAACTCCCACAGCGGGACGTGCTTTGGTCCGCCCCCTGCTTCGGGGTCGTCGGGCTCGGGGGTGTGCTCGCAGAACATCACCTACCCGGCCTCGACGCCGACGTTCGTGCCGTACGCGAACCCGACTGGGTATCACGAGGTGGTCGACTGCCACGACTACGGGGGCACGGGCAACACCCCGGACCAGATGGTGACCTACGACTGGTCGCTGAGCGAGAACGTGATCAGCCCCGCCACGTGCGGGACGCTCGCACCGCCTGCCGATGGCGGGGTGTGGGCGCCAGCGAAGGTCACGGTCACCACGGTCGGCCAAGACGGTCCGTCCCCGATCGATACTGAGACGTTTCCGGCGCCGACCGGCCACGCCGCTCCCGCGCCTGGTCCAGCGGGCCAGACCGTGACGGGCATCATCCCGAACCCCGACCCGTCGAAGCCGCCGATTGTCACCACGGACCCGACACAGGTCCCGGACCCCTCGGCCGATCCGAGTCCGGACCCGACGCCGACGCCGTCGCCGGACCCGAACTGGGACCCGTGCTCGCACGTGGTGGACTCCTTCGACCCGGTCAACTGGGTCGTGCATGGCACCGAGTGCGCCCTGGACTGGGCGTTCGTGCCGAAGAGCCCGCCCTCGTTCTCCGACGTGCCCTCGCCGCTGCCACCGGGGTGGGTGCCCTCGGTCACCCAGATCGACGTCGGCGCCTGCGGGGCGATCGACCTGCCCTCGATCTCGCTCGGCCCGCTGCTGGAAGCCACCGGGGCACACCAGCTGGTCAACACCTGCGACAGCCCGTGGCCCCTGGTCCGCGACTGCACCTACTACGGCGTCCTCGCGGTCCTGCTGATGTCGTGCGCCAACCGGGCCTTCAAGCTCGTGATGGAGGGCCTCGGGATGGCCACCGACTACGTCAACTACCCGACGTCGTTCTGGATGGAGGGCTAGGCGTGATCACCCAGTACGTCCTGCAGTTCTTCCACGGCCTGGCGGTCTCGTTGTTCTCCTGGATGCAGGGGGCGCTGCCCTCGCCGCCGACGTTCCTGGTCGACATGAACAACGCCCTCGCGGCGCTGCTGGGCCACGTCGGCGGGCCGATCCGCGCGTTCCTTCCGATCGGGCCCGCGATCACGGCCGGGATCACCATGTTCGGCATCGTCGTCATCACCGGTGGGATCCGCCTGGCCCGCCGCGTGCTGTCGCTGTTCACGGGCGGCGGAGGTAACGGCTGATGTTCCCCAAGATGCTTCGTCCCGAACCGATCACGGCCTACCTCGGGGTCAACGGGTCGGGCAAGACCCTGTCCGCGATCGCGTTCGCGCTGGTCGACCAGCGCCGCGAGGACCGCCCGATCGTGACCAACGTCGACGGACTCAGCGTGGAGCACTACTACTTCGACGACGTCGAGGCCCTGCCGGACCTGCTCGCCGAGGTCGGCTCGTGCAACATCGTCATGGACGAGGCCGGGGCGATGTTCCCCTCGCGGGACGGGCAGGGAAAGACGCGGGCGTTCCGGGTGGCGTGTCAGCAGCTGCGCAAGTACAAGTCGCGGCTGCTGTGGACCGCGCCGACGTTCGCCCGCGCGGAGAAGGTCTGCCGCGAGGTCACGTTCACCGCGGTGCTGTGTTCGCCGGTGATCCAGCGCAAGGTCAAGGGCGACCCGTGGCCGAGTACGCGGCTGATCCTGCAGAAGGGGTTCAACGTTGCACGCCTGGACTCCTCGGGCCAGCAGATGCACACCAAGGCCAAGACCACCGGTTTCGGGCTCGTGCGCACCGGCCGGTGGGAACGGGCCTACGACACCTTCGCCACCACGGCGGGCATCGTCTCGGAGGTCAAGGCCGCGTCGTGATCGGGAAGGCATCTGCGGGCGCTGCGCCGCACCGTTGAAAGCGAAAAGACACCTCGAGGCGGTGGCCGGCTCTAGAGTGTTCCCAGGTAAAAGGCGAAACCGGCCAGGACTCAACTTCCTGACCGGCTTCTAGCGAACGAAGGACCAACCCCTCCATGACGCGTGACGACAGCGTACCAAGCCTCGCGGGCGATGCGGAGTATCGACGCCGCCGCGATGAGCGGTACAAAGCGCTGTACACCCTGCGCCGCATCACACGACTCAAGCGGCTGGACCACTGCCGCCGCGTGGTGAAGAACCGCGAGGAAGGCGTCACGCTGCGGCTGACCGGCGAGGCAGGCCAGCCGGGCGCGCGCGCCGGGATCTCCGGGTTGCAGACCTGCGGCTCGGTGTGGGCCTGCCCGGTCTGCTCGGAGAAGGTCAACACCGCGCGGCAAGCCGAGTTGGTCACCGCCATGGAGAAGTGGACCGCCAACGGCCACGCCCTGGCGTTCCTGACCCTGACCGTCCGTCACAACAAACGCCAATCGCTCGCACGGCTGTGGGAAGCGATCAGCCCGGCGTGGAATCGCGTTGCGGCCGGAGCCTCGTGGTCGGGCAACAAGAAGACGCTCGGCGACAAGGCGCGGTTCGGGATCCACGGGTTCGTGCGCCTGGTCGAGGTGACTCACGGCGATGAGAACGGCTGGCACCCGCACCTGCACGTGCTGCTGTTCCTGAAGGAGGAGCTGACCGATCAGCAGATGGAGGATCTGCGCGCCCGGTTGTACCGGCGCTGGGAACTGGCGCTTGCGTCGGAGGGGCTCTCGGCGGTCGAGTGGCACACCGACCCGGAGACCGGCGTCACGAAGGCGGTCGGCGTGGACCTGCGCCGCGTCGAGGACGGGTTGTCGACGCTGGCGGAGTACTTCACGAAGATGGGCTACCGGGCGAAGAACGCCCCCGTCAAGCGCATCGGCGGGGCGGCGTACGAGGTGACCGGGTCGCACTCCAAGCGGGCCGCGCCGGGGTCACGGTCGCCGTTCCAGATCCTCGCCGACCTGGTGGCGGTGCGCCGTGAGACGGTCGGCTTCGTGGACGAGTCCACCGGCGAGGTGCTCGAGTCGGCGTCGAGCTCGAAGGTCGCCGCTGATCTGCGGCTGTGGCATGAGTGGGAGACCACGAGCCTCGGGAAGCGTCAACTCACGTGGTCCCGGGGCCTGCGGGACGAGCTCGGCCTGGGCAAGGAGGACTCCGACGAGGACATCGTGGAGGCCGACGACCTGACCGGAATGCACATTATCGGCGATCTATGAACCAGCAGGCGCGAACCTTGTAGCCGTGCGTGGAGCGTCGTTGTCACCTGTAGTGAAACCGAGCCTGGAGGATGACGAGATCCTCGTCATCGACCAGGTACACGAGTCTGTGTTCGTCGGTGATCCGGCGAGACCAGGCACCGGCAAAAATGTGCCTCAACGGCTCTGGCTTGCCGATGCCGTCGGTCGGATCCCTCAGCGCATCGTCGATGAGCCGGTTGATCCGCTTGAGAATGTGCCGGTCCGCCTGGAGCCAGTGCTTGTAGTCCTCCCAACCGTTGGGCGTGAAGACGAGCCTCAC